GCCGAGCGCGACGCCGCCGCGCGCCGCGAAGCCGAAGCGCTGGCGGCAGCCGAAACAGCCCGCCTGAACGCCCAGCTTGCCGATGAGCGCCGCGTCGCCGCAGAAAAGCAGGCTGAGATTGATCGCCTGGCCGCCGCGGAGCGTGAGCGCGTGGCAGCTGAGCAGGCCGAGAAGGACCGGGCCCAGGCTGCCGAACAAGCCGCCGCGGCGGAACGCAAGCGCATCGCCGACGAACAGGCCGCAGAAGCTGCCGAAGCCCGGCGCCGCGAGGAGGATAAGGCGCACAAGGCAAGCATCAATCGCGCCGCCCTGGATGCCTTCGTCCAGGCCGGCATGCCCGAGGACTGCGCCCGGCAGGCGGTCACGCTGATCGCAAAAGGCTTGATCCCCAACATCCGAATCACCTACTGAGGACACTATGACCGAAGTTATCGACGCCCCGGCCCGCGCAGTGGCCATGCAACCCGAGCAGGCCGCCGGCCAGGTCGCAGGCCCGGCCGCCAACTCCCCCATCGGCATGATGATGGCCGCAGTTCAGCAGGGCATCCCACTGGATCAGATCAAGGAAATGATGGCGATCCAGCGCGAATGGGAAGCAGGCGAAGCGCGCAAGGCGTTCAACGACGCCTTCGCCGCCTTCAAGTCCGAGGCAGTGGAGATCATCAAGCGCAAGCAGGTCGAATTCAAGACCGACCGCGGCACCACCAGCTACAAGCACGCCGAGCTGTCCGACGTGGTCACGGCCGTGGGCCCTGCCCTGTCCAAGCACGGCTTTGCCTGGGGCTGGGACGTCGAACAGAAAGACGGCCGGATCCACGTCACCTGCACGCTGGTGCATCGCCTGGGCCATGAGAAGTCTGTGACCCTGAGCGCGCCGCCGGACGAAAGCGGGAAGAAAAACACGATCCAGGCCATCGCGTCGACGACGACCTATCTTGAGCGCCACACCCTGAAGGCGGTCTGCGGCATCTCCGAGAAGGGCGACGACAACGACGGCGCCGGCGCGGATGACGCGGCACTTGGTCTCCGGGACGAATGGATCAGCAAGCTGGCGCAGGCAGACAGCATGGATGCCGCCGCAGTGATCTGGCAGGACGGCTGCAAGGCCATCGAAGCGACCAACAACCTTGCGGCGTTCGCCGCGTTCAAGAAGGCCTACGCCGACAAGCGGGCCATGCTCAAGCAGGAGAAACAGTAATGGGTCTGATCTTCCACACCGCCCCGCAAGGATCCCAGGAATGGCTGGACGCCCGCCGCGGCATCATCACCGGCAGCCGATTCAAGGACTGCCGCGACAAGCTGAAAGGTGGCGCCCCGTCGAAGAAGTGCATGTCCTATGCAATGGATGTCGCGCGCGAGCGCGTCGGCGGCCGGACGCCGGACGTCTTCGCGAATGCCGCCATGCGCACCGGCACCGAGCAAGAGCCTTTCGCCCGCGCCGCCTACGAGGCGAAGACCGGCAACTTCGTCGAGGAGGCAGGGTTCATCACTACGGACGACGGTCTGTTCGGCGTGAGCGTCGATGGCCTCGTTGACGACGACGGCATCATCGAAATCAAGACGATGGTTTCGTCCGACACCCTGTTCACCGCAGTGGTCGACGGAGATATCAGCGCCTACACCGACCAATGCAACGGCGCCATGTGGCTGCTGGGCCGCAAGTGGGTCGACCTCGTCCTGTGGGCGCCGGATCTGGACCCAATTGGACGCCAGCTCACCATCATCCGCATCGAGCGTGACGACGACGCCATCGAAGAACTGGAAGACGAACTGATGGCATTCGAGCGCCTGGTATCCAAGTACGAACACCTGCTGCGCAAGGAGGCAGCTTAATCATGGCTCAACTGTTTGGCCTGGCCCGCATCGGCCGCGATGCTGTTGTCCGTCACACGCAAGGCGGTGAGCCGGTGGCGAACCTGGCGCTGGCGTTTGCCTATGGCAAGAAGGACGCCGACGGTAAGCGACCGACTCAATGGGTGGACGCCTCACTGTGGGGGCAGCGCGCCGAAGCGCTCGCGCCGTACCTCACGGTCGGCGTCAAGGTTAGCGTCACCATCGACGAAGTGCACATCGAAACCTACGAGCGGCAGGGCGGCGAGCGCGGCACCAAGCTGGTCGGCCGCGTTTCCAACATCGAGTTCGGTGGCGCGCCGGCGCAGCAACAACCGGCCGCCGCAGAGCCCCCGCGCCAGCAGAGCCATCAAGCTGCGCAGCGCGGCGCCGCCCAGCCCTCCCAGGCGTCAACCCTCGCCGACATGGCGGACGACGTACCGTTCTAGGCCAGACGTCCATTGCGAGCCTTGCCGTGGACCTCAAAACTCCGGCAAGTCTTCCAGGCCTCGAAGATTGGCGTCGTTGGACGCCTCCGATCGAAGCACTTCGACGCCGTGGGCTTGCACCTCCACGCGCACATCCCGCCCCGCCACGTGGCCACCGACCACGGCGTGCCGCGTGGTCACTGTATCGCCACTCACGATTGCATCGACGACGTCCATCGCGTCCGCCTCAATCTGTGGCGAGTTCCAGCCGTTGGCGTCTGGGTCTGCCCTCCCCCACAGCACCCGCGTCACATTGCCGGTTTCCGGATTTCGACGAACTGCGGTGATCACATAGATCGACATAGCGCCCTCCCGTAGTTGGCAGGGCCATCGTACCCCACGCCACTGAAGCCGGTGCCCGGCAACCCTATACCGAGAACGACATGATCCCCGCCATGAACCGCCAGCAGCGCCGCATGATGGAAAAGCAGCAGGCCCGCGTGCGCGCCGGGCGCCGCGTTGAACGTGAGAAGCGCGCGCCCATGCTCGTCGCCACCGACCTGGTGCTGCGCCCGCTTGAGGCCATCATCGACCAGATCAACCGCGACGGCACCGTGCACACCGACGCCAAGGGCATACCGCAATTCCGCGCGGGTGACGGCAAATGGTACGAGTCGGCCGGCGCGATCGAGGGCGTTATCTGGCACTTCGAAATGTGGTGCACGCGCCACGGCCGCACGCTGCCGCTTGAACCGCTGCGCGAGCTGCACATCGCCCTGAAATTTCTGGTCCCGATCCGCGTCGAAACCATGGCCGGCCTGGCCACCACCATGCCCGCCCTGCGCCGCGCCATGGCCACCGCCGACCCGGACGACCAGACCGACCTGCTGCTGCAAACCCAGATCCGCGCCGAGCTCGACGCCGCGCGCGCCACCGGAGCCTGAAATGTCTGAAAAGAACGAATGGAAGATTGTCCCGGTTGAGCCGACCGACGACATGATCGACAGCGGTTGCAAGCAGCACAAATGCGAACAGGGTGACTCCTGGTACACAGCATTCGACTTGAGCGAAGGCGATTGCCGGTTGATCTATGCCGCCATGCTGGACGCTGCGCCCGCTCCCGCCCCTTCAGCGCCTGGGGATGCGCAGGACGAGCGCATCGCGCTGGATAGGCTGGCCGACTACATCGCCGACAACTGGCCCGACAAGAAGTACACCCTGGAAGAAATCTGCCAGCGTCTGAATGGGACATGGCCGGGCGCATTTATGCCTGCCGCTCCCGCTGCTGGCGATGCGCTGGAGCTGCTGCGGTTGCGCCGGATTGCTTGGCTGATCGGCAGAATTTTCGTGCATGGCGATTTCAAAGCCGAAACGTTCAACGAACGCGAGCTGGAAAATCTGCTCCGCGAGAACGGCACGTTCTGGGACTCGCTGCCGCAATTTGACGCCGCCCTCGCCGCCCAGGTCCCGCAGCAGGGAGAGGCGTGATGGCAGACCAGCGCCAACCGATGAGGCGAGAATCGCCGGACGAATACAAGATGAACCTGCCTGATGGCAAAACGTGTGGTGACTGCGTGCATTTCCGCCGATGCAATGGGATGTACGGCCATATAGCGGCAGATGAGACCTGTGACTGGGCACCTTCGCGTTTCTCCGCTGCCCAGCCCACCGCCAAGGAAACGACATGACCGATAACAACGCCGCGAAGCAGATCTTATCTGCATCCGAGCGCGAAGACGTTTTCGAGCGCCATTTCTCGCACGACCACCCTAACGGGCGCGACATCCTGGATTTGATGCTCGACCTTGAATCCGCCCTGCTGTCCAAGCTGCGCGCCCCTGTAGCCGATGAGCGGGCGCAGCAGCGGAACGAGGGTTTTGCTTCATTGTCCCTGTGGTGGACGATGACCGAAGCCGAGGCCGAATTGATCGGCAAACCGATCAAAGATGACAGGCCAATTCTAAGCTTCATGGGCAGCGGCGCATCGCATCAGGTGACGGCAGGGGATATCCGCGCCGCCCTGGCAAGCGCCCCTGTAGCCAAGCCGAAGCGCGCGCCGTTGGATGACTGGCGCGTCCAGGCCATTGCTGACTGCCTGGAAACGGAATGGGACGAAATGTCCCCTGACCTGGCCGAGTCCTACGCGCGGACCATCGTGGGCCACCTGATCGAATACGAGAAGGAATCCGACCGCATCGAAGCCCAGCACGCGGCTGAGCCCGTCCATCCCGTCGTGCAGGCGGTGCGCAAACTTCGGGCAAGCGCCCCTGTAGCCGGGGAGGCTCAGGTTTCGGATTATCGTCGCGGTGTTATGGATGCGTTCCACCTTGCAAACATGGCCAACGCCAACCGACAAGGCCGGACAGCAGAGGAAACGTGCGCGCATCTTGTGCGGAGCTTGGCTGATCTCGCCAACGGCGATGCCGCGCCCCAGGCCAGCGAGGCGGTGCGCGATGCAGAAGACGCCGCACGGTGGCGATGGGCTACAGCCTCCGATGGCAATGCCGACAAGCTTTGCGCCATTGTCCTGTGTCACGGCGGCTATCAGGACAAGATCAACGAGCGCGCCGACTTCTACCGCGCCGCCCTGTCCGCGCAACCGGGAGCGCAAAACGATGAGAACTGACCGCGAATTGCTCGAGCTGGCGGCGAAGGCGGCGGCCATCGAAACGGCTTACTGGAACGACGGACAGGAACCCTTTAGCAGCGGCGAAGGATTCATCCTGCCCTCTAATCGGCTGTGGAACCCGATGATCGACGACGGCGACGCGCTGCGGCTGGCGGTGGCGCTGCGCATCAGCGTTGCGTTCTGGAAAGAGGACGTCTCCGCGCTGGTTCCCCCAATCAACAGGGAACTACCCGAGGCCTACGGAGCATGCCCCTATGCCGCCACCCGCCGCGCCATCGTCCGGGCTGCCGCCGAGATTGGTGCCCACCCCAAGCAGCACAACGACGGAGGCGAAAATGGCTGATCAGCAACCCGCTTGGATGACCTGCGATAAGCGCGGCTGGATGGTGAGGGAAAGCCTTGCCAGGAACGCTAAGCAGATGCGCGCAGATGAGAAGCGGTGCCGCAATGCCTACAACGAGGAGTACATGGGTGCGCCAACCCGCTACCTCGCGGATGTTTTTGCTGAAGCGGCGGCTGTCTTCGAAAAGCGGCTGAAAGAACTTCCAGAACAGAAGAAAGGAGACAAGTGATGCGCGTCGAGCACATCGGTACCGCCACGCTTTACTGCGGTGACTGCCGGGATCTGCTGGACGACTTCCCGGCATCGCATGCCCTGGTCACGGACCCGCCATACGGCATCAATCTGGCCAAGCTGACCGGCACGTCCCGCAACCGGTGGAACATGGCACGCCGCACCGTCGACTACGACTTCAGCATAGTGGGCGATGACCGGCCGTTCGATCCGGTACCGCTGCTGCGCTTCCAGACCGCCGTCATCTTCGGCGGCAACCACTTTGGCAGCCGGCTACCGGACGCATCCTGCTGGCTGGTTTGGGACAAGCGCGACGGCAGCACGAGCGACCACCAGGCCGACTGCGAACTGGCATGGACGAACCTGCGCGGCCCTGCTCGCCTCTTCTCGCACAAGTGGCGGGGGATGGTGCGCGCTGGCGAAGAGAACGTCTCGCGCGGGCAATTCCGTGTGCACCCCGCACAGAAGCCGGTGGCCCTGATGGACTGGGTTCTAAAGCAGTGCCGCCTCGCGCCGGGAACGCCTGTACTGGACCCCTACATGGGCAGTGGCACGACCGGCATTGCGGCGGCGCGGCTGGGGCTGCCGTTCATCGGCTTCGAAATCGATCCCCCCCACTTCGAACGGGCTTGCGACCGCCTGCGCACTGAGCTGCAGGCCATGCCCCTGTTCGCAACGCACAACGATGGAGGGGCCGTATATGGCTGACCTGATAGAACGCCTTGCCGCCCAGCTGCGCGAGTGCGCCGAAACACTCGGCGCCGATCACATCGACGAACACCGAGCCATGCGCGCACACGCCGATTCGGTCGCGCTGCTGGCTGAGATAGACAAGGAATTGCCCGTCTAGCGCGGGCATTGTTTTGGAGGCGATATGCTTTCTGTCCCTGAGGCCGCCCGACAACTGGGGGTCTCCCCCCGAACCGTCTACGATTTGGCCGCCCCGGGCGGCCCTATCCCCTGCCACCGCGTCGGGCGTCGAATCCTGTTCTCGCCCGAAGACCTATTCGAGTACCTGCAATCATGTCGATTTACCGAGACAAAACGCGCGGTTGCCTCGTCTTTGAGTTCGACCGTCTCATTGAAGGGCAGCGGGTCCGCGCTCGAAAAGCTCTTCCAAAGTCATGGAGTAAAGCCCAAGCTGACGCCTACGACCGCCAAGAGTCGGCCCGCCTCTACGCGCTTGCAACTGGTGTCCAGCGCCCACAGTTCCTGATTGAAGACGCGGTTGCCGTCTACCTGAAGGAGCGTATTCCTGATCTGAAGTCCGGTGACACCATCGTCCGCGAGCTGGCCCAAATGATGTGGGCATACCAGGGCAAGCCTATGGGCTCGCTGCACGATGTATGCCGGGAGTATGCCGAAAAGGCCTTAAACGAGCTCACCGGCGAGCCTCTGGCCCCCGCCACCAAGCGCAACCGGATCCGATACCTCACCAGCGCCTGCCGGTGGGGGTGGAAGCGTCACGGGATGCACGACCGCGACCCGGCTGAGCGGGTGATAGCCCCCGAGGTCAGAAACGAGCGTAGGCACTTCGTGAACCGCGCTGAGATGCTGGCCATCGCCCAGGCCTGCAAATGTCGCCGCGCGCGCGCGGCGATCCGCATTGCGTTCTACAGCGGCATGCGCCTGAGCGAGATCCTGGAAGCTGAGCGGCGGGATGGGATGTTTGTTCTGGCCGACACCAAGAACGGAGAACCGAGGCATGTGCCGATGCACCCGCGGATCCGGGCGGCGGCGAAGGTTGACCCGCGCAACAAGTGGAACGTGTCGAAGGAGTTCAAGGCGGCAGCGGTCGCAGTCGGCATGGGCCACCTGCGCTTTCACGACCTGCGGCACAGTGCAGCGAGCGAGATGATCAACGCCAAGGTTGACCTGTACACCGTGGGTGCCGTGCTGGGACACAAGTCAGCAGCAAGCACCAAGCGCTACGCTCACCTGGCGACCGATGCCATCAAAACGGCGCTCGGACAGATTGGCAAAAAATCCCCCACACAAAAGAAAACGCGGGTTGCATGA